ACAGAACATAACCCATCATCACCCTCAACCACCATACGCATGTTCTCAAGCGGTATGTAGTCCTTTAACAAATAAGTGAGCAACACATAGTTGGTCCAGGTGTTTCCGAGAGATGTACACATCTGCCCGGATAATCGCCTTCCCCGAACACGCATTGTCACGTCTTTATAATGAACATCACGCCAACCACATGCCAATCTCTCATACTCCTTCATGAGCGCAAGTTGACGTGGACAGTTACGCAACCAAATACGGTATGCCGGAAATTCTATGGCATGCATAACATCTGAATCGAATCCTGCTTCAAAAGAAGAGAAATCGGTTGCCAACTTCACCCATCCGGGCTTCTCCACCAACCGCAAAATGTATTCAGGTCGTTCATTAACAGGCACATGTTTGACAAAAGCAGGAATCGAATAAACCTGCTTCTCTATCGACTTGAAAATTGGACCCATAATCAACTTGGTATCGTCATGTTCGGGATGTATACCCCGCGCAATCTTATACTCCACATAACGTTCATCTTTAACAAAGCCGGACACACGATAACTATTGGCGAGCGAATCAACATCCACAGGCCCTATCAAGTCTCGCGCATCAACAGCTCGAAGATCATTCTTACGCGGATTAGGATAATGCGTTTCAGATAACCAAGTTTCCAGATCACGACTATGTTCATTAGTAAAATAGCTAGAGGAAACGGGAGACACCTTATATGCCAGCGTCCGTCCCCAATAGCGTAACTTACGCAAAAGTCGCTTATCCGGTTTAGGCATCTCACAACCCAATCTACCTTCTGCGGCACTCTTCTGAGTCTCCCACCCACGTTGTTCAGGATGAGGTAACATAACACCCTGAACGTGGCAACCTAACGATATTTGTATAGGATATTGAAATCTCGGATACTTATGACACCGTGCCGGAAACACGATGACACGTTTTGGCACGGCTACTTCCGAGGGCAAGTAACCGTACTGAAACGTGGTTGTTTGTTTTAAAATGGGAGAGGCAACTCCACGCGAAAATCCTCGCGTGGTTCTGAAGCTCGCCTTGCGGAACAATAACGGCAGGTATCATCAATAATATTCTCTTCCAGCGAACGATAATCGGGTCGGAGAATTGTACTAACA